GCCAACCAGTATTCCAACTTCTTGGTCAGGTTGTTAAAGTGCATTGCCTTCTTCTTTCCGAGTGTTACCTCATAGTCATCAGCAATAACCTTCAGGTTCTCGACCTTCAGACGACAATCAAAGTCACCATCTGCGTTATTGTCTAGTTCGCGACGGAATGCATTTGCACGAGGATTGGCAGGGTCGCTAACAGTCAGTGTCACCTTACCACCCTTTGAGACAACGCTCATGGTCGGAGCAGAAAGAATGGATGCTGCCTTCTGGACCATGCCAATCTCAGCAGCAGTCATCTTGAAGGCGAAGAATGGATCAATCTCGAGAGACTTATAGGGAGCAGCGGTAACTACTGATGGGTCAGCATAACCATACTCGAATTCCGACTTGTCCTTACGCAAGAACATACTCGACTGTTCAAACTCGATATCTTGTTCGTCCCAGATGCTGAGAAGAGCAAGGAGGTTGGGCAAATCATACACTGCGAACTCACGAGGGAATGATTCGGATACAGTGGCAAGAGTAAGAATGTTCTTACCTTCACTCACGGTCGCAAGAACTGAACCCTCGCGAACGACAATGTTCGTATTAATCGAGGCAAAGTTCTTTAGAATGGCGAGAGTTTCATTTGAAATCTTCATAATATATTAATCCTTAGTATTCTTGGTGGTTTTGAGAGGTGGCAAAGTAATAGTGCCATCATTGGTTATACTATCATTATTAAAGAAAGTCAAGGTATTTGTTGCACTTCCCATAGTAGTAAATGATTCAGTTTCGGTTTTTAGAACAAAAGTATTTTCGTCGAAATCATCTTCGACTCCAACTTCTTCATCATGCACATGTAATGCAATGATTGCGTAATGAATGACCTTCATGAGATCCTTACGCCAGTCTTCAGGTGTTCCCTTGTGACCATAACGTTGAGCATACTTTAAAATATTCCCAACAGTAAATCCAATACCATGACCACCGTCGATAATAAACTCGGTCGCCTGATATTGGTTTTGTGCGTAATGTCCATCATATGTGGAATCTACGTAGTCGGTGATCTCCCGTAGGAGATCACCCTCATTATATCTGTATTCAATTGTCATAGTTTCTCCTTAGAATGGGACTTCTTCAGTCATTTGGTTAAAATATGCATCTTCATTCACACCATCATCTGGCACTGCATCAACGTCGACTTTCTTATAGAGGTCGAGGAATGCTGCCTTGGTATCGGCATCGAAGCGATTAACGCAAAGTTCGATTGCCTTGCTGCGTGAATTAAACATTGCGTAAGCATTGACGATGTGCTCAAGACGACGAGTAGAAACCAGTTCGTCGACGCCACCGTCGTAGAAAGTCTTACGGATGATTTCCGCCCACGTGGTCAGTTTATCGGCGAATTCTTCGTCGACCTTTCCTGCCTTCTCCATCTTGTTCAGCACGATCTTCTTTTCGATCTTGGCGGAAGGATATTCCTGCTCAACGGTGATGGCGAAACGCTCAAGGAAAGCATCGTCGAGGATTTGGGCAGACATAAACTTGCCATCGTCAGAACCACGACCCTTGGTGTTGGCAGTGGCGATAACGTTGAACCCTGCCTTGGGAAAGATAGTTTCACCAGTCTTCTTATTGAAGTAAGGTTTGCCCTCAAGGATTGCTTGAAGACACATCATCTTGTTCGAACCACGGTCGATTTCGTCGAGGATGAGGATAGCACCACGCTTCATGGCGGTCAGGACTGGACCTTCGCGGTAAACAACGTTACCGTCGATCAGGGTGTTACCACCGATCAGATCGTCTTCATCGGTTTCAATCGAGATATTGACACGAAGGCATTCGCGCTTCAACTTGGCACATGCCTGTTCAATCATCGTGGTCTTACCGTTACCAGAAAGACCAGAGACGAACGTCGGATAGAACACACCAGCGTTCAAGATCTTGATTAGATCTTTATAAAAACCGAATGGAACGTAAGTCGTGTCAGCAGCAGGAACGAGGTTCTCAATAAGAACTTCCAACTTAGGAGCGATAACAATCTTCGCTGCTTCGCGAACTGGCATCGGGGTAACGTTGCCTACCATCAGAGGAGACAGGTTATACTTACCACGACCGATACGGTGTTCGGTCATGTTCAACAACCAGAAGGGAACCTTCTGACCAAGGTCACGGGCAGCGGCAACGATTTCCTTCTTAAGGAAAACACCGTTCTTGGTGTTGTTGGCGGAGAGTTTTTCAAGCAGTGCTTCACGGTTCATAATCATATTCATCATCCTCACATCATCATAATATAATACATTCTACCGCAAAACGCAGCAGAAGTCAACAGTTTTTTAAGAAATAATCAACTCACGCGACTCAACTAGTTCATGAGAACCGTCATTGCAGAAGTCATAATATTCAACGGTTTCATTGCGAAGAAGCATAAACCCAGCACCATTGGGATATACAGCACGAAGGACACCATTTTCATCACGCGACCACGAGCAGAGGACGAGAGTTTCAAGTTCAGAGGGGAAATCAACCATAATAAAATTTTCCTTTTCAAATTATATACACAGTATACCCCAAAAACGAGATAAAGTCAAGCCCTATTCTTGCGATATATGTAAAAAAGATACAAGATTATCCACAGCGGCCATAGCGAAAGCGCAATCAAAAACATTGCACCCAATACATAAAATGCAATAACCAAAACTGTCAACAAACCAATCAATTCTAACACAGACCATCTCCCTATCATTATGCTACTGCCCGAATCATTTTGGTCAGCAGAACACGGTTTGCTTGCTTTCCGTTTTGCATTTTCTTGAATGCTTGGAAGATTTGCCTCGTGTTTTCGCTATCGACTTCTAGAGTGTCAGTGCCGATCTGCAGGTTCTTGCCACCTGGAACGAGGAAGCGATTGTGGAACCCACCGTGATTGTCAAGAGTGAACACACGATCCTTAACCCATTCTGTCTTCCACTTGGTGTCGAAGTTAGAGTCATCATCGAGCATACGACGAGCAGTATGCTTTTCGCTGTATCCTACGATAAAGAAGTTGATCACTCGCGAACCAGTCACTTGACCGTAGAGTTCGAGAAGCGCCTTTGAGTAGGCAGTACGCATACCCCTGTCACGGTCATACTTCATCGTAACCGACTTACGAGTCTTAGCATCTTCAATAGTCAGATTGCTATTGCCGTAGTAGGTATGGGTGTTGGTGTTGAAGTTATTGTCACCGTCGCCATCAGTCAGGAACACGGTCGACAAAACTTCTAGACGATGCTTCGAGCGGAACTGCTCAGCAATCGAACGAGCAACAATAACTGATTCCTCGAGAGGAGTCGAACCAAGACCGAAGTGATCAGGGTATCTGTAAGTGACATTGTTATAGTTACCATACATACGACGATTATCATATGCATGACCAAGATGCAGCAACTCTTTCACAGCATTATTAAACTGTGCACTAGAGCAACTCCCATCGAGGAACTGATACAAGAAGAAATTTGTATCAGCAATCTGGATATCGTTCTTGTTTTCACCAGTGTTAATTTCACGATGTTCACGATTGTACTCAGGGAATGCAGACTTAGCAAACTGATTGTTGATGAAACCGTAAACTTCCAATGGAATGCGCACCTTGCGGGCGAACATCGCCAGCGTAACCATCTGCTCAATCGTACCCTTCATGTTCATGTCCATAGAACCAGACATGTCGAGGAACAAGAGCATACCGTGGTTCTTACCGTTAGGCATAATCGTGTGGCGAGCGAACAGATCTTCGCTGATCTTATGCGCCCACAAACGATCAGTGTCAAGACGACCAGTCTTAGCAACAGACGCACGAGCAAACTCAGATGCCTTACGACGCATTTCGAATTCTTGAACCATCAGGTTGATATACTTTTGGTTGTTTGCACGAAATTCGTTGTAAACTTTAGTTGCATCAGTTTCAGAATTGACAGTGTTGTAACCATCACGAACAGTAATCTTGATGCTATCAATCACCCGTTTCATTGGAATAATATAGTCAGAAGGTTTTACGATCGTCAGGTTGCCATAGACATATGGACGCGACTTATCATCGACCAGTTCGTCTTCACGATTGCGGAAGTGTTCGTCGGTTTCAGCGATAGGATTTTCGTTGTAATAAGGTTCTTCTTGGAAACCTTTTGAACCATCTGGTTCGCGCGAATCATAATCTTGATCGTCGCCATTTTCACTAGATTCATCTTCAGCAGTTTCAGAGGTGGTGCTTTCTTCGTCGGTTTCTTCCGACCGTCCACCTGATTGACCTTCACCTTCTTGCGTATCATCGGTTTCTTCAGACTCACTATCAGACTGACCATCAGAGGTTTCGGAAGGAGCGGAGGAAAGAGAGTCCATATCGAACTCATCACCCATCATGCCACCGAGTTGATCCATCAACTCATCAAAGGCAGTTTCTTCAGGAGTCTGTTCTGTCTTAGCAAGACCGTAGAGTTCGGTTGCCAGCGCCGATACATCATCCCAAGTTTCTAGAACGTCGATGCGGCGCAGGATTGCCTTCTCATCTTCCGAGAACTGAATGTTCAGGAAAGCACCAACCTTGTAATAAAGGTTGACACGGTCGATGAAGCGAAGTGTATCGAGGTCGCGACCCTCTACGCCGAAGAAGTTACGCTCAAAGAGTTCCTTGTAACCAGCGTAGAAGTTCTTGCGAATTCCAGGATACTTGTCCTTAACCTTACGCTCAATACGAGCATCTTCGAGAATGTTTAGGAACGACTTGATACCGTTACCACCGTCAGTGATGGCATCGTGCCATCCCGCAGCAGGAGTGTAGAGAGCATGACCGATTTCGTGACCGATAAGCAGGTCATAGAGGTCAGCAGACATTTCCTTCCAGATAGGAAGGATCAACGCACGGTCTTGAAGGTTGAACGCTGCGGTTGCAACCTTCTGGTGCTCAATGCGGATATTCTCGGAAGCAAGCAACTTAGCGAGAATGGACTTTTCAGAGTTAGAAACGGACATCACAAAACCTCATCATCAATTTATATTCCATTCTACCCCAAAATGAGATAAAAGTCAACACTTATTTTGAGATTTTTGTAAATTAATAACAGGCAGTGACCCTTGCGTATCGCACGAAACGACCGTAAGAATCATATAGCGGTTCAAATTTCTCGTAACAAGTAGGTTCTGGTGGACGACGATAGTGATAGTCATATTCGCGGTCATAGACTTCACGATCGGTTGCACGATCGTTGCGACGATTGCTGTTTGTCGCGGCACCAAGAATGAATGCACCTACGCCGATAGCGATTGCCTCGCCTGTGCTAATGCGTGAACGTTTTTCGCGTCGTTCCTTGCGCTGTTCCCATCCATATCCATCGCGGTTGCGTGCTTCAGCAGCAACAGGAACAAAGGCAACACTCAGAGCAACTAAACTTACAACAACTGTCTTAATCATAACTTTCTCCTTCTATTATTCCATTCTACCCTAGAACATGACAAAAGTCAAGCCCTTATTTACGATATCTTGTCATCGTTCCATCATGGTGTGCAAGGTATGCTTCAAAATCAATATCAGGATATTCAGTCTTTAAACCCAGTAGCATATCTAGATTTGAGATAGCGTCATCGAACAGACGGACACGAGCGTATTTACCCGTTTCGAGATACTGTTTGATAACGATTTTCTTACCAGCAGCAGAGTTGGGAGCATCGAGATTACCCGAACGATGAACGTGCACATCATCAATGTCAATACCCTGTTGACGGAAAGTGTCAAGAAAGGTATCACGGTCATCGAAGTCTGAGCGAGCAGTAATGATAATCATCTTACTACCAGCACGATTCTTAATGTTTTTATGGATTGCTTTCGCCTTCGCGATTGCCCGAACGATAGGTTCAGAGGTGTCGCGGAAATGCTTCGCGTCTTTAAATTCAACGAAGTCGTAGGTCTCTCCAGGTTTCCGAGTATATGTATTATACTCGGTATTGGAAAGTTTCCTTACCAGTTTGCCGTCTTTGACAACATGGATTTGTGCCTTTGTGTTAAAGAGGGTCTCGTCAATATCCCAAATGGTAAGACCAGCACCCTCTTTAGACTCAGCAATATAATCTTTAAATTTTATCATACAGACAGTATACCTGATTTTTTTAGAAAAGTCAAGCCTATTTATGCTGCAGAAGATATCTTTTTTCTACTTTTTTTCACAGGAGTTTCTTGACTCTTGATTCGGTTTGCCAAACGTTTGGCAACCTCCTCTGCATCTAACCAGATATCCTTATTGTCCAGCATCGACTTAATCTCTGCATCGGTTAGGAAATCCTTATAGAAAGAAGCAAACAACTTCTCAGACCACGCACGGAAATGAGTAATCTGGTCATACATTTCGCCACCCTTACCAATTGTTCCGCTTGAATAGTTATGGAACATGAACATGGTATGGTCGGAGAGTTCAAACTGGTCTGCAGTCAGGAAGATAAGAGTGGCAGCACTCATACAAATACCCTCGACGGAACAGACGATAGTGGCATTTGATTCCTGAATCGCACGAACCAACTGGAGAGCAGAGAACAAGTCACCACCTTCGCTATTAATACGGATGTAAACGATATCGTTCTCTCCGACCGAACGAAGAATCTGAAACCACTCAATGTATTCTTCTGCTTCTTTTATCTCTCCGCAGAGATAGAAATTAAAAATTCTCGCCGCAGGTTCAGCGAAAAACTTTGGTTTATGTGTAGGCGACGGAGGTTCAAACTCGTTCATAGTATCTCGTGATTGCCGTGATTTTATCAATTTGTGCGTCAATAGTTTTAGTCCTTGTTGCACCTGGCCAATGAATGTAATCGCGCTCAGGATTTTTCTTTAAATTATAGAGCAGAGGTAGAATCATATCCTCTACCTCTTTCAACTTCGATGAAACTTCTTGTTGCAGTAGCGCCTTATGTTCAGCAACAATTCCAGTTGCATCTGTACCCGTTATTCTCGCAGAGAGTTCAGCAAGTTTCGCCATAATTTCATCTTGCGCACCAGTGTCTATTTGCTGCGCTGGTTGTTGGATAATTGTTTCGGTTGGATCCTCAAATGTGAATCCAAAATCATACGTTTTGTCGGACATATTTCTGAATATACCTTTTTGCTCGTTTTTCTAGAGATTTGATTGCCATATCGCGCTTCAGTTTTGATGCTCTATCCAAAAAATTCAACCCGACCATATGATCGTATTCATGGAGAGCGATTCTTGCCTCTAGACCAACAAGTTGCTCAACAACATATTCACCCTCGACATTACGATATGAAATGGTAACTTCTTCTGGTCGACGAATGTTCACCCACATACCTGGAAGACTCAAACAACCCTCAGTCGCAATGCTCGTCTTATCGGATAGAGCAACTACAGTTGGGTTGAAGATATTCTTTCGATTAGTCTCATCAGTCCCCATTACGAAAACCCTTGCATTGATACCAACCTGATTGGCGGATAGACCAAGACCCTTCAGTTCTCGACACTTTGCCCAGAGAGCATCAACAAGTTCTTGCGCATTCTGGGTTTCAAAATCAAATTCAGCAGGGATCTCTCTCAATACGGGATCGTTAATTTTCAACAGTTCCATTATACCACCATTTCACTATAGTTATTTTTCTTTTCGAACTTGATCAGACTGCGGAACTTATCGAACAGTTGATCACCCTTATGACTGATAACAAACGTATTTGTTTCCTCTCCAAGAGTATCTAACAACGCCATGACGTAATCAGTTCCGTTATTATCTAGAGAACTGTCGAACACTTCATCAAGAATCAGTAGGTTAGTCGCAACACTGTTCTTCATCTTAGCGATTGTGCGCCAAGTAAACAGCAGCGCCAAGTCAATCCTTTGCTTCTCACCCTCGCTGAATGAAGCATAACTGAAGTCATCGCGGTGACGAGACTTGATTGTCTCATCGAACTTCTCGTCCAAATTAAACTGAACGAAGAAGTCCATGGCAGTTAGATATTTATTTACCAATTTATTGATAACTGGAAGGTATTGCCGAATAATTTTAGTCTTAATACCAGTGTCCTTGAGAAGCATCGAAACAGCGTCCATGTAATGTTTTTCTTCATTCAGTTTCGCTTTCTCGGAATTCTGCGCAAGAACATCTTTCGCAAACATCTTTAGTTTATCTTTCTCACCATCAATGTCTGCAGTCTTAGTAGTGATGTCATTCAGTTCTAGATTTAGTGCTTGAATTAATCTTTGTTGAACAATAATTTCATTGTTGTTCGTGATAATCTCTGCACTTAACTCAGAAATTTGTTCGGAGAGAGTCTCATTTTCCGCGATAAGTTCCTCAAGTTTTGTAAATTCTTCCTGTAACTTATCCATTCCCGAAGATAGTTCTTCGATTTTCTCTTGTCTGGATGATACGATGGTTTCTTTATGATCGTGAGCAATGCCTTGCTGGCACGTCGGACATTCGTCTGTCTCATTGTAGAACGAAACCTCCTTTTTGAGATCTCGGAGTTGGGTGGAAAATTTGGTTTTAAAAGATTCGAGTTTCTTTTGTTTTGCACTGAGATCTCCAAGTGCTGCCTTGGCAGATTCGTGCGTAATCTTTTTGCCTTCGAGTACTCCAATAAGATTCTGAAAACTGGCGATGGATAGTTCGCCTTCTTCGATTCGAGATTGTATCTCATCCGATCGTTTCTCCTTGTTCGTCTCAAGAGTGTCTACATACTCTTTTTGTAGAGTCGCTTTCTGTTTCAAAATTTCTAGGCGACTATCTGCACCAGTCAACTTATCTTTGATTTCAATAATCTTGTCTTTCAATACACTATTCATCGTAGTGAAGATCTGAATGTCAAGAATGTCTTCAATAATTTCCCGACGAGTAAACGCAGGAAGTTGCATGAATGGTGTAAAAGATGCGCTTCCTAGAATAACAATCTGGGTGAACGACTTATAATTCATCTTCAGAATTGATTCTTCGAGATACTTCTGGTAGTCTCGAGCAGCAGCGTCTTGATTGAGAAGTTCGCCATCTGCATAAATCTCAAAGAGATTCGGACGAATACCTCGCACAATCTTATATGACTTGCGACCAGTTTGAAATTCAATTTCGACCAGCAAGTTCTTCTTGTTAATTGAGTTGATCAACTGTGGTTTGTTGATGTTACGAAACGGTTTATTAAACAGCGCAAAGCAAAGCGCATCGAGCATAGTCGATTTACCACCACCATTCTCGCCAACGATTAGGGTGCTAGGTGAACGGTCCAATTTAATTTCTGTAAACTGGTTGCCCGTCGACAACATATTTTTCCATCGAATAGTATTAAAATTAATCATACAGTAACGTTCTGTGCCTCAACATAGAGAGTTTGTAGAATAGATTTGATTCTAGTCTTTTCTAGGTCAGTGGAAATAGTATCGACGAAATCTGACAGAACAGTCATAGTATCCTCGACATTAAATTCTTCTTCACCTATTGCTTCAGTTTCAAACTCAGAGAAGTCTTCAATAATCTTTAGTTCGAGAAGATTGCAGTCATAGAGTTTATCTACAAAACGGTCAAACTTATAGAAGTCAGTTTTCTTAACAACAACTAATCGAACGCAACATCCAACAAGTGCACTAACATCAAGCAAACTAGGATCATCAGTAGTGTCGTCATAATAGATTTTATGGAAGATGCGATTTGGATTCTCAAAGAATTCTACCTCATTTGTTTCCGTATCATATAAGTGATACCCTCTAGGGTCATTATAATCAGACCAAGTAAACTCATAGGTATTGCCAAGATACAGAATGTTACCAGTCCGACTGCGATGGTGAAAATGACCAGAACAAACGAGAGGAAATCTATCAAAATGTTTTGTATCCATTCCATGGTCATTCGTATGCCCACGATACATTTGGAAACCTGCAAATTCAAAGTGTCCAAATACGGCTTGTGCATTTGAGGCATTAACAATCTCCATAGTTTGGTCATAGTTACCCGAACAAATCCAAGGAACTAGTAGTAGGTTTTTACCATCAACGATAATATCTTCTGTCTCAGAATAGGTAATTACGTTAGGATATTCGCGCAGCAACAAATCAAGTGCATTGACTTCGTTGGTGTTCTTAAAGAAAGTGTCGTGGTTTCCTGCGATCATATGAACGTCGATGCCAAGTTCGACAGTTCGATCGAAGAAATACTCACGACACTTCTTCAGTGTATTAAAATTAATATATTTCCGACGATCAAAGACGTCACCAAGATGGATGATTGTCTTAATCTGTTCACGCTCAAGGTGAGGAAAGAAAACTTCTGTATAGAATTTATTAAAGAAGTTATCAAACGGAATTGAATCCGATCTTGCCCCGAAGTGGGTGTCGGTAATTAATGCAATTTTCATACAGTGCGAATCGCTACCTTGATGTCTCGATAAAATTGATCGAGGATTTCGCGCACCTTTGCCTTTTCAGAAGGTGATGCGCCAGTGATAGAAATATAGATGTTGCTGTTGAGAGAAGTTTCTCCAGCAGCACGATCAGAATCGCTATCCATGTCATTATGTAGAATTTGTGTTTCGATAATCATCGTAACCTCACTTCGCTGGAGTGGTTGCGGTGACAGGTGCAGGTTCAACTGCATTCTGAATCACATCGACAACTTCAGGTGCAGGCAATTCATCGTCTCCAGCAAGATGCACAAGATTGATTCGACCATCACAGAGCATGTAGTGTTGATCAACACCAAGTCGACTTGATTCTAGATAGATACATCCAGGATTTTGTCGTGTAACTTGAGTCACTTTACTCTCATGTCGAGCGACCGAAAACAAAAGCAAAAACAGGGGAATGATAATAATTGCAGCGACTGCGATCCCACCAGTATTTTTGCTGACCCAATCATAAAATTTATTCATATAAACCTCCATAACATTAATACTAAAACAACTATACCTCATTTAACGTCAAAGGTCAAGGTTTTTTTCTTCTTTTTTGTCAAAATATTTTGGTCTACGTTTTGGCATAGGATTCTTCGGTGGTTGATTTTCGAGAGAACTATCATAAGCATCATCAATCTGCTTGCGTAGATAATTGATAAATTCGTTGGTATGTTCAGAACCATCGGCATCCTCACTAATGATACTGTTAATATCTAGATTTTGAATGTATCGATACTTAGTCGCCATATACTTCTTTTCTTTCTGGATTCGACGCAGAAAGGCATAGTATGTAATCTGTGTAAAGTAGGCGAAGGGGTTGGAAGATTTGGCAGGGTCGAAGTTATCAAGATATGTAATACAATTCTCAATACCATCTAGTACCATCTCTTCTCGATAAGTGTAGTTGATGAAGTTTGCTTTGTACGCTAGGTGGTTTGCGATCTTAACGAAACATTCGCCAATATAATTGGGAACTCTAGGTTTCTGTTTCCCCTCTGCTTTGGCGGCGAGAACTTTTTCTCGATACTCCACCATCGCTGCAAGGAATTCTTTATTGTTTACGTAATGTACGTTAGTTCTTGCTTTAGCAGATTTTGCCATTATTTACCCTCATTAATATAACTCCTTTATACCGCAAATAGTCTTCAAAGTAAATAGTTTTTTTAATGTTTTTCTTTAAGAAAACTGTTGACTTGTTCACGTATTCAGGGTATAAAGACTATGTCGTCTATGAAATGAATCATCTAATTAAGTAGATTGTTCTTCTTTAGGTAGTCGGCGGTCGTCGCGACCCACTCCTCGATTTCCTCGTCCTCATCTTCTGGAGGATTCCCTCTCGTCTCCAAATATGTTTTGTACTGTCGTTCGACATCATCTTTCAGAGTGCCGACCAGCACAACATTTTCACTCAGGATAACAAATTCTGTCTCTTCACATACTGCCATCCATGGTTTGAAAAGAAATCCTTCAACAACACCATTACCTGATTGGACCTGATATGGAACAATGGAGACAGGATGCCGTATCTCGATCTCAAAAGAATCGAATAGTTCCTGCTGAGATGCAATATTTGTAGCGCACATAACCATGTCGCCATCTTTCAGTTTAAGTAGTCTGATATAATCTTCAGTCATCAATTGGCAACCTTACTATCTTGTAGTTGAAACCTTCTTCATTATAAATCTTCACACGCTCGACCATATGATTGAGGGTATAATTCTTTTTGGACTTCCAAGATAGGTCATCGCCAATATCAAAAAGATTACAACGTTCTTTCTGATTGCCCTTTCTTAATCCGCGACCAATAGATTGAAGATTTCTAATGCGGGATTTAGAAGGTGAAGCGAATACTACATTATGGAGGTTACGTATATTTATTCCTGTAGAAAAGGTTCCGTATGACGCAACAATAATTGCATCAGTTTCTTTCTCTGTAATAGATCGGATCTGTTCTCGTTGAGCAGTATCAGTTCCCCCATAAACGAAGAAAACTTTTCGGGAACTTCCTGCCTTTTCTTTAATCATTTGATATAGAACATCGCCGTGTTTCTCGACGAATTGGAACAAGACTAGCGTGTTACCTTTTTGCGAGACAGATAGATTGCGGATGACTACATTTCGTTTGTGGTTTTTAACCAACCAGTCCATTTCTTCTTGGTATGTATGATTCTTAACTGCTTTTTTGGTTTCGTCGGTATAGTCCAGAAGCAAACATGTAATCTTTAACTCGGCGAGGTCTTTGTTATCCATCAGTTCTTTGGTAGTAATTACCCGATGAACCTTACCGAATAGACCCTCGAGAATCAACTTATGAGTCTTCGTTCCGTCGAGAGTACCAGTGGTTCCAATGCGGAACTTAGTCTTGGTGCATTTGTTAAAGATTGATGTGAGCGACTTTGCCTTGAACAAGTGCGCTTCGTCGCCATAGATAACATCAAAGTCGTCGAAAAACTTTTTCGGTAATTTGTAAATTGACTGCCAAGTTGAGATGACGATGTTTGCTTGGTTCGACTTTTCAAACCCTGCGTAAATTTTGGAGCAGTTATTTGCAACATGCCATGTATCATCATTGTGAGAATAATCAGCGAAGTCGCCATACATCTGTTCGACCAATGATGTTGTGGGAACAATGACCAACTGCTTACGATTAAACTTCTGGTGATACCTCAGGAGTAGATAGATGATCAGGGATTTGCCTGATGCAGTCGGAGATAGTAGCAAAGTTCTGCCAATGCGAATCGCATATTTGACTGCATCGATTTGATATTCTCTCGCCTGAATCGGACTACCTTGTGAGGTAAGATTCAAACTCTCTGCGAATTCTTCTAGGTATTCAATATCAACTGGATCACCAATCGGATCCATTTTGACATCCATATCATAGTCTGATCTTGCAGCAAACTCTCTTAGATATGGAAGCAGACCAACGTAAAGTTCCTTGGTCCACATGTTGAACATTCGTGCTTTACCATCCCACAGTTTCGCTTTATAGGTTGGCATGAATCTTGCTCCAGGAACGTCGAAAGTGAAGTAGTCATTCAACTCGGAAGCAATCGAAGGATCGCTTTCGATATTCAAATAGACTTCATCTTTCTTGGTAACTGTTAAGTCAGGCACTACATCAATCCGTTAGTAAACTTTGTCCATTCGATGGCATTTTTGATTTCCCAACCACGACCATTTAGTGAACGGATAATTTGCTCTAGTTGGTAGAGCATTGCTTTCATATATTCGACTTTATCAACGCAACGAATAATATCTTCGTCGCAATTAACAATATCTTCGACCTCATTCTTTAGAGGTTTTAATCCCTGAAACTGATTCCACCCAAGTTCTTCTAGTTCTTCGCGAGTCATCTCTCCGCGATAGTATTTAAACTTGGTGCGACGTAGGCGCAGGTAATCCCCCTCGCATTTGCGAAGTTGTAATTTGGTATTACTCAAAATGTTTAGATATTTTGCATGCAGTTCGGCGATTTGAATCGAAGACTTACCAAGATCTAGTTCGTTGACCTTAGCATCTTTTGTCCACATGTCTTGAATTTCAGATAGTTTCATATTTCCTCACAATAAAATAATTTAATCATACTATATTTTTTGACAGAAGTCAAGGTATTTTATACGGATTCAATCGTATAATATCTATATTTAAACGACGCAATGCCTATGAGATATTCTACAGAACCACTTGAGATATCGAAGTCCAGTGCTTC